CCGGTACAGCGATGATCGACCGGGTCGAACTCTCGTACAAAGATGAACTCATCGAAAGAATTTACGGCGAAAACTTGTACATGCTCGGTGATACTCGTGTGCCACAAGCAAAACAGGCCGCTTTGACAACTATGGTCGGGACCTCGACGACGAGCAATCTCGCTTCGTACCACATTCCGATGCCTTTTTCAATCTTGGAAAAGGGTCTGCCGCTCATCGCGCTTGATGAAGCGCCCAAGTTTCGGGTCGTATTCAAACCGTCGACATTTTTCGCCACTGGAACTGCGTACACGAAACCGATCCAGGTGGATCTCTTTGTCGAGTACGTCTATGTCACCCAAGCCGAACGGGACTACCTCACATCTAACGAACTCATTTATACGACTGAAAGTTTTCAAAGAATGCAGTTTCGAGTCCCTCCGTTGGCCACTCAATCGTCTGTTCAATTTTTGACGTCGTTTGTGAATGATGTCAAGGAACTCTATTGGGTCATCCAGAGTGATGCCGCCTCGAACGTGTACGATTACGGGACGACAGACCAACTTGTCAATCTTCAACTGTCACTCAACACGATTGATAGAATCACTCCAGATTATGCAACCGCCCAGTACCTTCGAGTGATCCAGGGTCTACAGTTCCATACGCGCGTCCCGAACGGCCGGTACTATATGTATTCGTTTGCGCTCGAACCCGAACTGAACGAACCGTCTGGTGAAATCAACATGACAAACATCACTCGTCAGCAGCACACCTTGACATTGACGTCGAGCGCATCTGCTCGATCGGTCAGAATATATGCCCTGTCGTTCAACTTGTTCAGCGTTTCGAAAGGTAACGGTGTTTCGCTTCACACGCTCCAAGAAGGTTAAAAGAATTGGACTTTATCGAAATAATGCATGTGTGTATAGTGACCCGTGGCAAATCCATCGCGGTCACGACGCTTCACACGCTCATGAATCTCCACATGTTTGCGCTCCAGAAGGGGGCACATGTCGACATTCATTTCATGACGGATCTGTCGTCGCTCCCCAAACTCTTAAAGACGGGCGAGCGCATCATCTGGTTTGATTACGGAACGAATCTGGATGAGCACACGCTCCGCCAGCTGATGGAACCGTTCGAGAAGGATGTTCGGGTGCTCGTGTGCCCATCGGTCCGTGAAGGAATCAACTGGGACATGTTCCGCAAAAAGACGTTGGCCGGCTCGACCGAGCCAGCCTCACAACGCGGTTTGGCCTTTGACACCGAGGTTGGGAAGAAGTTGGCGGATGGTCTGTACGAGGTGACTTCGACGTCGGCGCGTGTGTGGGCCATGGATTCAAAGCCGATCGACAAGAAGCTCCGGGGCGAAAAGGTGCAGGTGAAGCTCCCGACCGAAACGTACGAGGCGATGTTCGAGACGATTCAGCGCCTGGGCCTAAAGGTTGCGGCGGCTACAAAAGCAAGCGTAGTTTGTCATTACACACACGAGTGCGTCGGAAACATCTTAGAGACGCCCGGAGTTAGACTAGGACAATGAACACATGGATACTGGACGCGTTTGGCGTCCCGGGTCCAAACTTTCCCGGGCCGCAACCCGTGTCGATTGAGCGTCGTCACTTTCCGGCCCTGAAACGTCAACCATATGTTGTGTGTGAAAAAACAGACGGTGTCCGGTACCTTTTGACATGCGACGAGACAAAGACGTGTGCGCTTGTAAACCGGGCATTCGAAGTGACCCACGTTGCACTGAATCTGCCACGTGGAACAATTCTAGATGGTGAACTCGTCGAGTGTCACGACACCAAGAAACTTTTTGTAATTCACGACGCCGTGTTGGTCCGGGGTGAAAATGTGACCCAACTGCCCCTGACTGAACGGCTCGCCAAGGCCAAGTCGGTCGTCCGGACAATCGTCCGGACGGCAAAAAGTCCGTTTGGACTGGTCGTCAAGACGATGACGCCGCTCGAAGAGTTTGACAGTGTGCCGACCGAATACCCCTACGAGACGGACGGGCTTGTGTTTACGCCCGTGAATGAACCGATCCGGACCGGAACGCACGAGACGATGTTCAAGTGGAAACCGCGCGACCGTATTACGATTGATTTTTTGGTCCGCGGAACGGACCTTTACATTCAGGAGCGCGGCCAGCTCATCAACGAGGTGTCGATTCACGGACCGCACGGCTATCCTGACGATACGATTATCGAGTGTGACTATCGCGAGCTCGGCTGGACACCGGTCAAGGTTCGGACCGACAAGACGTATCCGAATAACCGACGGACATATCTCCGGACGCTTGTCAACCTGCGCGAGAATATAAAACGCGAAGAATTTATTTGGCACTGAGTCGGTCCTCAAGACGACCCGAAAACCGAATGTTTCCAATGTGTCCGAGGGTTGTTTGGACGTCGGCGTAAATCTTTCCGTCCATTTGCTGCCACCGGCGACAGAATGCATAGTCCTCAGACAGGTAGCGCTTCGATACGGGGTCAATCATGCAATCGAAAATGGCACAGTACGTCTCGAGGTCCCGATTCTGGTGGTCGTTGACGCAGTTGAGCTCGGGGTACCGCTCAAACATGCGAGTGAACACGTCACGCTTAATCATCAAGAACCCGGTCGGCCCGTCGAGCACCTCGACAAAGCCATTCACCACCTGACTGTTTTGGTACTTGAAGTTCATGACGAGCGAGCTGGCCAATTTGTTGAGGTCACGATTGTCACCTTGGTGTACAGCCTGCTCGGCCTGGTCCCACATGACCACCTTTTTCGGGTATACGGCGCACGAAATGTCGTGACCGCTTTCGAGCAGACGGATGACCGACATGGCTTCAAAGTGAACATCGGCGTCTATAAACAGAAAAAAGTCCGCTTGGGTCTTGGCCATGAACCGCGCAACGGACAGGTTACGGGCTCGGTGGACCAGCGACTCGTTCTCGGTCGTGTCGAGCATGAGTTGAATGCCGCGAACGGCGCACAGATGCTGAAGTTTCAGAATTGATTCAGCGTAGGCCTGCAGGCACACGCCACCGTAGCACGGCGTGCTCAGAAACAATACGACCATTAAGAATCGTGCGCGTCCAGACTTTAAAAGAAAATATAGATGCACCGAACAGTAATGAAGATTTGTCCGACGATTTTCGGTCCGTACTTTTGGAGCGTCGTGCACATGACAGCGCTGAGTGCCCCGTCAGAGATGACTCCCGAAAAGGTACAGTCGTACGTTCGGTTTTTCGAGTCTCTGCCGGACATTTTGCCATGTGTACAGTGCGGAAAGCACCTCAAAGAAAACTTGACCATTTTGCCGGTCGATCCGACCGATATGTTCAGATGGTCAGTCGACCTTCATAATCTGGTCAACACCCAACTGAACAAACCTGAGATTCCTTATGATAAAGCATTGTCGTACTGGTCGTCTCGGTGTGTCCGGACGCCTGACCGGGACCGGGTCTTGATGATTGCAGGTGGTGTCTTGCTCGCGTTTATTATTGTGATTCTTTTATCACGCACCAAGTAGATGTCGGCGGTGTGCCAACTCGATCCGATAATCGAAGTGATGATTTTTGTGGTGGCGCTCACGCTTGCGTGGGTCTTCAATCTGAATCCTCCCCTGACGCTCCTGTGTGCAATTTTGGGCGTCGAAGGCCCGCGGCTCGTGTGGTGTCTGTTTAAACAGAAACCGGCAAAGAAGCCGTCGTGTAACTGCGCGGCCGGGAATTGAACGGCAAACCGTTAAAGTTGGTGGTGGCCGCGAGGGTGTACGCCCCCATACGCGGCCAGACGATGACGTCACCGACTTTGAGACTGGTCGGGACGGCGAGCTCGCCGATCGTGTCGGCGCCGTCGCACGTACACCCAAAGACGGTCCGGACCTCGCTGGGGCCATCGACACGAGGTGTCGGGCGGGCGTGATCCATGATGACACAGTTGAACGCGCCGTAGAGCGAATCGTCGATAGTTATCGCGCCCGGTTTTACACTGACGACTTTGGTGTGCAGTTCGATGGCGTGTTCGACAAAGAACCGACCGGGTTCGGCGATAACCTCACACGTGTCAAAGTTGTATTCTTTGACGGCTTCGTTAATCGCTTCCGAGACTGGAAGAATAGATTCCAGGTTCTCGGACGAAAACCCACCACCGATATCCAAGAGGGTCGGCGTGTGTCCGTGGGTTTCGAGCACTGTGAATGCTCGACGGGCCTTTGCGATTGCGAGCGCGTGTGCATCTTTCGAGTTTGCAAACGAACCTACATGAAAACTTATTCCTACGATTGACCCAGGGGGTGCCGCCTGAGCGAGTTCGGCCCATTCGGACTCGTCAGCCCCAAATTTATTACCCATGGGGCACCGGGCGTTTGGATCATCCGCCTTGATGCGCATGACCAATTCCCAGTTTTTGCCCGCTAATTTTTCTAATTCACAGACGCTATCGAATGTGGTTCTACGAACGCCACATCCGTGAACGTACTCCAGATCTAACGGAAGTTTACACGGATTTGCGTATATAATTGGTGCCTTGCCGATGACCATGTCAACTTCGGCCGGGCTGGCGCAATCAAATGCCGAACCACACTCTATGAGCGTCTGAACCACCATGGGGTCCGGACAACACTTTACGGCGTAGTGTGGCCTGATGGTCGGGAACATCTGAGTCCACAGTGAGTGAGCCTGGCGGACAAGATCCAGATTCACTATGTAGACCATCCAGAAGTGCGGGGACTTCTAGGGAAAACGGACATTTTTTTTAAGAGCGAAACTCGTTGTGGATCTGTCGAAGTCGAACATTGATCATCGATGGTTCTTCATCTTGGACGTCAACAATTTGGTACAATCGATGATGTGTCGGCCCGCCCGTCAGGCGTGTGATGACGCACCCGGTTTCGTAACAATACTCGGTCTCGGAGGCGTAGTTCACCCCGTCGACCGTCAGGTACACCGTAAAAAAGAACCAGAGACGCCAGGGTGAAACCTTAATGTGAATGTCGTCCCGCGCGAAGAGGCGCGACTTTGGAAAACGAATCGTCGGAATATTTTTGAGTCGTCGGGGCGGAAGCCCAAGTGCTCGTCGACTGTCAATATCCAGATGGTCGATGATTCGTTGTTCCACCATACATCTTTTATTTAGTTATCCTCTAGACGACCCATGAAATAGTTGTCAAGGTCGACAACCATACGTCGGCCCGATTTTGTGAGTTGAATGAGACCATTATCACCCCGTTCACCAATGTCGACGAGCGGGTCGAATCTGTTTTGGGTCAAAATGTCCCAACGTTCTTTGTATCGACGATTTTCGAGTGACCCGTGCCAGTGATGAATAATGGTCCCCGAAACGTATCCGAGCGTGAGGCCTTTGCATGCGTGCTGAAATTCTCGAAGCATCGCGCGATAGTTTTCATGGATGTTCCCAGGTGCACTGTCGAGAACCTTTCCGATGAGGGCCATGGCCATGTGGCGGTCACCGGAACCCAAAATGGCCCAGTCGAGAAGGCCACCTGTTTGAATCCACGCATCACGTGTGCAGGCCCACGCGTATCCCGGATGCCAGAAACCGTACTTGTCGTTTTTCACGTACGGCGTGCCGCTTCCGCGAAGCATGTATCCGAAACTCTTGTCCACCTTGAACACTTCACCCTTCAGACCAATGTTCACGGCCGTCTGGAACATCTGGACGATACTGTACTGTTCAAGTTCGTCAAGTGTTTCTTGTACCCATTTCGGATTTATGAATGTAATATCGGCATCGATCCACGCGACGTACTTCCATGTGGCTGGAAGCTGTTTGATTGCTATGTTAATAAGGTTTTCTTTGAGCCAAATTCGACTGGATGTTTCAAATGTCAGATGGTGCATGATTCCTTTGAAGCATGGTAGGCGCGCAGGTCCGACGACTTCGGATATGACAATCCGAATACCCTTGACCCGTTTCATTCGTTCGACAAATTCAATAAAAAGGTCCCGGCGCCGTTTGAACCCGCAAAAATTAAAGTACGGAAGGACTACATAAAGGACTTGTTCTGGGGGTCTGACACACCACATTACAATAAGACTTGAATAAAAATCTAATTTTTCAGTAGATATGTACGACATCGTGATTGCTCGATATAATGAATCACTTAACTGGCTGGATTGGCTTACTCCAGAACAAAAGTCACGTGTCAAAGTGTATAATAAAGGACCAGATGACCTTTCATGTCCGGTGACTGAAAATCTTCCAAATGTCGGCCGTGAAGGTCATACGTACCTTTGGTACATTATTCAGAATTACGATAGTCTTCCCGAACACGTGATTTTCATGCAAGCTCACCCTTTTGACCATTTCAAGTTTGAACCAAAAGAGATACCTGATGTTTTGAGCGAATGGATCCGTGAAACGAAATGGCATGGTATAACAAAAGGAAGGTCAGGACGTGATTATGCAACTACCCAACGTGAGTTTCGAGTCAAGGAATATAAAGGAATGATATATCAGTCATCATTCAATTTCGGTGAATGGATGGATGAGTTTGTCGAAAAAGACGTTTGTCCTCCTAAAAGAGTACACGGCTGTGGGTTTTTCGGCGTGTCCCGTAAATTGATCAAAACAAGATCGGTCGAATATTATAAAAAAATTCTCGATGACCTTGCTGTGGACAACAATCCAGAATCAGGACATTATCTTGAACGAAGTTGGCACTATATATTTAACGGCCATAGACATACTCCTGGAATAACAAAGATATTAATCCTTCTAGTCGGTATTATTATATTTATTGGAAGTCAAGTAATTCGGGTGAAATGACCGATTTTATACCATTCCGAGAAATGTCCGAATCTCTTGGGCTTTTTTACCTCGCAGACTTTCGGCGACGCGTCGACACGCCTCGTCAATCTCTTCCTCCATGTGCAAAAAGTCAGCCGCTCTGGCCAACGCCAAAAGTTCTTGGCCATCCTCCGGGTACTCACCCTTCATGAGGTACCGGAGCGTCGTGTTCGATATGGGCACACGGACGCACCCTGAAAGTATTTCGGTCAAAATTTGACTCTTGGCGATAAATTCGGGTGATACGTTGTGCAGAATACCTTCTGTGGTGACGAGCTCCATATTCATATAGTGAACTGTGTTTTCATCCTTAACACTTTTTCAGTGCAACTTGGGCTGCATTCTGTTCAGCCTGTTTTTTGGTCGATGCAAACCCGGATCCAGACGGAACGCCGTCGAGGACAACCTCGACGTGGAACGTCCCGTCTGGATACTGACTACGAACCTGATAGTCCGGCAAGGGGAGGTGGGCCGCTTGGCACTGACGCATCAGTTGGTCTTTGTAGTTGTCATCCGACAGCGAAACCTCAACTTGGTCAAATGCCGCAAAGACAAACTTTTTGGCGTGAACCATTCCGAGGTCCAGATAAATCGCACCGATGAGCGCCTCGAAAACATCCTCGAGGATGTTCGGGTTGGTGTTCCAGCCGTTCCGGATTCCTTTGTCGTCCATGAGAATCCACGTCTGCAAGCCAAGTTTTTCTGAAATTTCACAGAGCGTCTTGCCTCGGACCATCTTTGTTCGCGCCTTGGTCAGGAAACCCTCTTGGTGTTCTTCGTACTTGTCAAAGAGATGACGTGTAATAATAAAACCGAGCACGGAATCACCCATAAACTCTAGCGTCTCGTACGAGCCTTGAAGGCCGCTGTACTTTTTGAGAGCCGATTTATGCGTAAATGCGCGCTGATACAATGAAACGTCTCGAACCTTTGTGCCTACAAGTTGTTCGAGACGGTCCCGTT